AGACCTTATTATGGCTCGTGCTGCCCGTGAGAAATTTCCATATTCGATTGAATGTAAGAATCAAGAGAGTGGCAATGTGTGGAAAGCCTATGAACAAGCTGGAGCTAACTCTGGCAACTACACACCAATAGTAGTGATGAAAAAGAACAACCACAAACCGTTGGTTGTAATAGACGCAGTTGAATTTGTTAATATAATGGAGAATGTGAATGGCAAAAAAAATATATGAACCTGATACCCAAACACCAATAGATGCCGATCTATATAAGAACGGTACTTTTTTGTTTATGAATGATGTAGATGAGATGACCTGTAAGGATGCGATTGAGTTTATTCTAAAACAGAATATGGAAAGAAAGAAGAAACCATATCTCAAACTAATGATTTGTAGTAATGGTGGTGATGTACCTGCGGCGTTTGCTCTGATAGATATAATGAAATCATCTAAGATTCCTATTCATACTATTGGGTTGGGGGTAATTGCATCGTGTGGTCTAATGATGTTCATTGCGGGAGAACCAGGTCATCGTGTTCTCACACCAAACACCTCTATTCTATCCCACCAGTACAGTTGGATGTCGTGGGGTAAAGAACACGAATTGTTTGCCCAAGTAAAAGAGTTTGAATTATCTACTACAAGAATGATAGAACACTATAAGAAGTGTACTGGGCTAGATGAAGAAAAGATAAGGCAACACTTATTGCCACCAGAAGATATTTGGTTGTCTGCTAAAGAGGCAAAAAAATTAAATCTCTGTGATAGTGTCAAGAATATTTATTGATAAATAGTATCAAGGAGAATACTAATATGGCCAAATATCAAAAAACTATGCGTGATGCAATGCTTGAAGTTTCTGTAAAGGAAAAGAAACTTTTGAGCGTGACAGAGAAGTTAGAAGTCTCTGATGGTTTGGGTGCTTGGATTGACGATTTCAAAAAGTCAGATGCACCGCAGTTCAAAGGCAAGTCCGATGAAGAAAAAAAGAATATGGCCATAGCAGCATTTGCTGGCGCGGGTGGTAAATTAAAAGAAGGTGTCGATGTTGATGAAGCTAACTTGCCCCCACATCTTGCTAAGTTCTTTGACAAGAAAGGTAATCCAAAACCAGAAGTTGCAAAACGAATGGCTAATGCTGCTAAAGCTAAGAAGGCAGTAGTCAAAGATGTAACGCCAAAAGGTTATGGGCCCAAAGAAGATTTAGATATAGATGCTCTACATACAGAAGCTCTACAACAGAATGATATTGTAGAAGAAGTAGAATGGAAGGTAAAACTGCGGGGTCTGCCAATATTTTATGTACCAGCGAAAAGTGCAGGCGAAATAAGGGCGATGCTAAGAAAGCAGATAAAGAAACCTGACGATATCATTTCAATAGAGAGATCAACAAAGGCTGAAAAGAAAAAAGACTTTAGAGGTAGAGTATCTGGTAAGGAATCAGATTCTTAGAGATGTTTTTCTTAACAGTATTAGTTAATTTAACCCTTGCGGGTGCTGTGCCAACTCATGGTTGGATGCAAGACGGCCGAGGTTATGTAACAGTAGAAGAATGTCAAGAAACGATATTACCCAGTACACTATCAGTTCATTATTCAATAAACGAATGGACTAGAGGTTTGGGTAAGGTTGATATGATTAGTTGCTTGACAGAAAAAGAATGGATAAAATTGAATTTGGAGTTGGGGCACGAGATGCCTGAACCAAAACTAAATAACAGTTCAACTTAAACGAGGTATTATATTATGAGTGTAAATAAGAAGCATAAACATGAAAGTTTTGATTCCCTATTCCGTAGATTCAAGAAAGGGGTAGAGAAGAAAGATATTATAAATGAAGTAAAGAGTCGTGAACACTTTGTTAAGCCTAGTATCAAAAGAAAACTAGCAAAAGAGTTCGCAGAAAAAAATGAAAGAAAGAGGCAGGAGGAACAAAACGTAAAACGTATTCCTGTGTAGAGAATGATTATTGAGTTGTACTTATACGATAAATTTGATAAGACTGCATTAGACATATTAGAACTACTTGACAAACTGAACCTTCCGTTTTCAGTCGAAACCTTTTCGTCCAAGTTAAGTCTAGAACATATATCAAAACAAACCGGCGAGACAGTCAGAAGATTGCCTCTTGTTTTTATAGATGGTAAGAAAGTTGGACGTTATTATGATCTTGTGGAGTTGTTAGTTAGAAAAGGTTTTATAAACTATCAAGGTGAACCATGTCAGATAAAGTAGACAAAATGGCTAAGGCCCGTGCGGCCAAGAAACCTGCCGAGTACAAGAATGTACACCCCGATGTAAAAGAATTAGATGATGATAATTATCTCAGTCTAAAGAAAGTCAAAGAATGGGAGAAACATAATAAGGATCGTGTTAAGGACCTAAAGTATCAAATTCGCCGTATGGATAAGGGTAAAGACCAGAATGTTGCCATGCGTGAGTTAATGGAACGTGAAGGATATCTAAGACACATTGCAACATATTTAGAATCTGGTGTTTGGTTAGATTTGTTTTATGGTCAAGATCAAGAAAATAAAATGAGATGGAAAACTATAGCTTATGCCTACGATGAAGAGGGTTATAGAAAGATGGATAATATATTTAACTCTTATGAGGATAATCCCCTTGACTTCTATGAAGAATACTGATATACTGTATAGTATGAGTAAAAAAGTTTTAGCCTCTTTAGCTCAGATTGGTAGAGCAGCTCACTTGTAATGAGCAGGTCATCTGTTCGATTCAGATAAGAGGCTCCAAAAGTAAAACGGTCCAATATAAAAGGGGCCCACAAAAATGCGACGGTAAATTTTGACTTGAAAACCTTTTTTTGTTATGCGGGTGCTTTAGAGTAAGTTGGGTACCAACCCAGTGAGTAGGAGCGTTACCTACCACCCGCTCCATTTTTTATTATGAGTAGTAAATATGATATTAGTAGATTTTAATCAGATAGCAATTGGTAGTGTAATGGTGTCTCTACACAGAGGCGAAAAATTGAGTGAGGACTTTGTAAAGCACTTGATACTCAATCAAATTCGTTTCTATCGTTCCAAGTTTAAAGAAGAATATGGCGAAATTGTAATATGTTGTGATAGTAAACACTATTGGCGTCGTGACTATTTCCCACACTACAAGGCAACACGCAAGAAAGACCGAGAGGCTTCTGGTCAAGATTGGGATACTATCTTTAACTGCCTTCATGCTATTCGTGATGATCTAACTGAAGTGTTTCCATACAAAGTAATAGAAACATACGGTGCCGAAGCAGATGACATTATTGCCACACTTGTTCGGAGCGTTAAGACTAAAAACAAACACCTAATACTATCATCAGATAAAGATTTTATTCAGTTACACGGTCCTAATGTAGATCAGTTTAGTCCCGTAAGTAAGAAGTTAGTAAGCGGCAAAGACCCAAAGACATATCTGAAAGAACATATTCTGAAAGGTGACAGAAGTGATGGTGTGCCCAATGTATTATCTGCTGATGATACCTTTGTAGAAGATAAAAGACAGAAACCTTTGAGAAAGGCAACAGTCAGCACAATTCTAGAAGCAATGAATGAGTACGATCCTATTGATTTACACAATCTTGCTAAATGTCCTAAAGACACATGGATTCGTAACTATCAAAGAAATGAGACTTTGATAGATTTGGGCTTTATTCCAGAGGAGCTTAAAACTCAGATAAATATGGAATATGATAATGCAAAAGTGGGAGAACGGTCCCAGTTGCTTAACTATTTTATAAAAAACCGTCTAACACAACTAATAGATAATGTAGGAGATTTTTGAGATGGATGAAACATATGAGCCACTTTTTAGTGAAATTTGTACTAAGGTAAATAACGCCAAAGATAAACCCAAGAAGATTGCTGTACTTCGCAAGCATCGAACACCACAGTTGGAGATGTTTCTAAAGGCTGCTCTTGATCCAAACATCGAATGGTTATTGCCTGAGGGTGATGTACCCTTTATTCCTAACGAGGCCCCTGATGGCACAGAACACACCATACTCATGCAGCAGATGCGTGTAGTTCACAATTTCGTGAAGATGAATCGAGGTCATTTGGGTTTAGAACCAGTTTACGGCAACCCAGAACTAAACACCGCTCGTCGTGAGATGATGTTTATTCAGATGCTTGAAGGATTACATCAGAATGAGGCTAATTTGCTGGTAGTGGCAAAGGATAAAAACCTCAGCAAAAAATATAAGGGTCTGACTGCTAATGCTGTACAGGAAGCCTTTGGTTGGAACGAACATTTCGTGCCCAAATAAAACCCTTATAAATCAAAGACTTATAAAAAGTTCTTTAAAATCAATGACTTACAGGACCCCTATTTTTATAGGGGTTTCTGTATTTCCCTTTATAATCAAACACTTACAAAGGTTGACAAGGGCCCAAATTCGTGTTAAGCTGGATAATACATTAACAAAAAATGGGAGAAGTTTATGTCCACAATAATGCCTAAAATTAAAGGTTTTAAAATAATGACCCCTGACCTGAAAACAGTAATTTCAGAACACGGCCCTGATGAGTTAGATCATTGTCGGCAACTTATTAGTGATCTACATGACACAAGAGTATTGCCTGGTCAAGACAGAAAGGCAGGTCCCGTTCTACAGTACATCTTTGAGGAATTAGAAGATGAATCTGTACATTGAGGGGTACAGAACACAGAATAAAAAACTAGTAGAAGATATTACTAGTGCGGCTTATTACTATGTGTATAAACTATTGGGTGGTAGAGGTGCTAGACACATTACCGTAGATATTAAACTAACTAAGAACTTAAAGAAGAAAACGGGCGCTTATGGTTTCTGTCAGATTATGAATGATGTTGATAAACCTAGAGAGTTTGAACTAGAGATAGACGCATCAACTAAACACCCAACATCACAAATACTGACTTGGATTGCTCATGAGTGCATACATCTAAAACAGTTTGTGAAGGGTGAATTGTATGACTATGAAGATGAAACAGTACAGTGGAAAACTAAACGATACAAACTACACATGGACTATGATGAGATGCCCTGGGAACGAGAAGCCTATCGACTAGAAACTAAACTTTATCAAGAATGGGAAGAACAGAATGAAACTGAATAGAGATGGGGATGGTTACTTAGTAGACCCCGATGTCTGGTCAACAGATGTCATGTTTGCTATGGCTGAGGCTGATAAGTACATACTGACTGAACAGATGATCGATCAGATTATGAAGGCGAGAGTTTACTATGAACAATACAGTGTCGTGCCTCCCATTCGTAAGTTTGCAAAGTTTATTGGTGAAGATAAGAAGGCGATGTTTGATCTATGGATGTCAGGACCAATGAAACCGATCACCAAATATGGTGGTCTACCCAAACCTACAGGGTGTGTATAATGGCAGAAGGCAGATGGGCAGATTGGCAAGTCCGACAAATTGCCGAAAATGTAGCAGAGAAACGACCAAAACGAGAATGGTTTCGACACGAACAGGAACAGTATCTAACCTCGTTAAGAAGTTGGTCACACATTACTGCTTGTATGTTATCATCAATGAAGTTAGAAGAAAGGCAGATGATTATTTTTATACATCATCTTGGAATGGAACACATTGGCGTTCAAACTTTTGATCCCCAAGATAAGGGTATTCAAAGTGATTTCAAACCCAATGAGGGACACGGAGAGAAAAAGTAATGGAACCATCAGTATCAATTTTGTTTGCTGCAATGACAGTTCTATCACCACTATTGGCGAAAAACGGATACGATGAGGCTGCCAATGTGAATAGAGATGAACTCTATTGTGCCGCACAGAATATCTACTTTGAGAGTAGAGGAGAACCAGACTTGGGACAACTCGGTGTAGGACAGGTAGTTCTAAATAGAGTAGACAATAACAGATGGCCCAATACCGTTTGTGAAGTTGTCTGGCAAGAAAAACAATTTAGTTGGACTCACGATGGCAAGAGTGACAGAATAAAACTTGGCACTAAAGAAAATCGTCGTGTCTGGATAAAATCAATTTTCTATGCTCTTATGTCACTGATAGAAAATGATGTTACGAATGGAGCAACACATTATCACAGTACAAGTGTAGAACCTTATTGGGCAGAAAGTATGACACAAACTGCTCATATCGGCAATCACATATTTTACAAGGAGTAAAAAATGCAATCAGGAGTAAAAGTAGACATAATGGCCATATCAAAGGTGAATTCTTATTTTCAATCTGAAGCCGATAGGCTTGACAATGCGAATAGATACAGATTGAAAGATAAAGCAAGAAGGGCCTATCTATCTAAAGAAAAGAAGTTGTCTAAAGTACGACAACCCTTGACAAACGATACAGAATAGTGTATCCTTATATATAGTAACAAATCAGGAGAAGTAAATGAATAAGTTAGTAATCGCAACCGTAGTTTCCGCAACCCTTATGACCGGATGTGCAGGTTCATATTCAAAGCAAGACAGTGGCACTGCTGCTGGTGCTCTATTGGGTGGTGGCCTTGCCTACGGTCTTGGCCAGAATTCAAGCAACAAAGAAATCTGGACAGTTCTTGGTATCGGCCTTGGCGCTATGTTGGGTAACAACATCGGTCAACAGTTAGATGAGCGTGATCGTCTTATGATGGGTCAGAGTTTTCAGACTGCACTTGAACGAGCACCTGACAACAGTTCAAGTTCTTGGAACAACCCCAACACCGGCAACAGTGGGCAGACAATGCCAACACGAACAGTTATGGCGTCTAGCGGTACACCATGTCGAGAGTTTACCCAGACTGTAATGATTGGTGGTCAGTCTCAACAGGCTTATGGTACTGCTTGTCGTATGTCAGACGGCAGTTGGAAGATTCAACAGTAATGCCACAGTATCGCATGGTAAACCCGGAGACAGGAGAAGCAGAAGATATCTCCTGTAAGATTGCTGACATGGAAGCATTGAAAACTCAAGGTTGGACACATATTTTTGTGCCCAACCCAAACTCCATTATCAGTGGTAGAGATATGTCTGGTCACGGTGGTGGTCACGGCACAGATGAGGGTTGGAAAGATACTCTAAGAAGAATTAGAGATAACAACCCCCATAGCACTATTGATGTGTGAATTTTATGATAGAAGAAAGGGTAAATAAAGTAGTTTCTAAAGTTCTTGATATTGAACAAAACTTTAGGCCTGAAGATAATCTCATTCACGACTTGGGTGCAGACTCATTAGATATGGCAGAATTGGTATTGTCTTTGGAAGATGAGTTTGATATTTTTGTTGATGATATGGAGGTTGAGAATATCCATACCATTGGTGAAATTGTTGAGTATGTAAAGATAAATATTTCACCAACCATCTAACTTAGGAGACCTCATACTTGAGTAGACATAAGAAAATGTATATTAACGCCAACAACCTTGTAACCGTAGAAAGTGTAGGACCTGCACAGGGAACTGCATTTGAAGAATATGCCAAAGGTAAAAACTTATTCCTGACCGGCTCTGCTGGCACAGGGAAAACCTTTGTCTTACTACACCTCGCCCTAAAAGAGGTTATGGATAAAAACACACCATACGACAAAGTAGTTCTTATTCGGTCACTACTACCCTCAAGAGATATCGGGTTCTTACCCGGCACACTGGACGAGAAGTCTAACTTGTATCAAGACCCATATCGTATTCTTGTTCGGTATCTATTCCAGATGCCTAATGAACAAGAGTTTCAAATGTTGTATGATAAGTTAGTAGCACAGGGTAGTTTAGAGTTTTACTCTACATCTTTCCTACGTGGACAGACATTCGACCGTTCTATTATTATTGTGGACGAGGCTCAGAATATGCTGTTCCATGAACTAGATACTATCATCACACGAACAGGACAAGACTCTAAGGTTATGTTCTCTGGTGATGATGCACAAACAGACCTAAAAAAGAATAACGGTGATCGTGAAGGTTATCGACAGTTCTCCAATATTCTAGAAGATATGAAGGAGTTTTCAGTTATCACTTTCGGTATCGGCGATATCATCCGAAGTGGGTTAGTAAGAAGTTATCTAATCGCCAAACAAAATATGGGTGTCCGAGACACTGCATAAAACTTGAGTTATATATTATGAGAAAATTTATTTACGAAGGTCCAGAATGGCCTGAACTGCCTACACATAACATATCGGGTATGAGATTTTACGAAGTACCTGATGGTGATAAGTATCCTTCTATTACTTCCGTATTAGGTTCACAACCTGGCAAGAAGGAAGGGTTACAGAAATGGCGTGATAGGATTGGTGAACAGCAGGCGAATATTATTTCTCGCAAGGCTGCAAATCGTGGTACAGTATTTCACCACATCTGTGAGGACTATCTTGTAGATAAACTTGATGAGAGTGCTCAAGAAAAACATAAGACAAAAAACTTTCTTGCTTGGGCTTTGTTTGGTCAAGTAAAGAAAGTTATTGATGAACGTATCGGTGATATATTTTTGATGGAACAAACAATGTATTCACCTAAACATAAAGTAGCAGGCCGATGTGACTTGATTGCTATGTTTGATGGCAAACCAACAGTAGTAGATTGGAAAACTGCCACGACAATGAAGAAGGATGAATGGAACACTGATTACTATACACAGTGTTCTGCTTATGCCGATATGTACACTGAACATACCGGAGAACTCATTGAAGATTTGGCAATCGTTATGGTATCTGAAGCTGGCGAAGTAGAAATTTTCCAGAAGAAGGTTGCTGACTACACTGATCGACTTGGAGAACTGATGAACGAATTTTATACTAATGCTATGGATAGGTTGAAACTGGCAGCCGCTTAATGCATGACGATGAAGCTTGGTTAAAATATCCACAACATCACAAGTGGTTCAATAAACTTTGGTTAGCAGAACAGCTAAACTATGTTTGTGGCCCATCAAGTGTAAGTGTTCCTGAAGAAAAAGAATACTTTGTTAAACCCATTTACAATCTATCAGGTATGGGTGTTGGTGCTAGAAAAGCAAAACTAAGTCCGGCACAAGACTTAACAATACCAGGATACTTTTGGTGTGAATATTTTGAAGGAGCACACTTATCAATAGACTATCAGTGGCACTATGATAAACCGCCATATTGGAGACCTATAAAATGCCATAAAGGTATATCAGTATCACCACAAAGGTTTGAGAAGTGGGTAAAATGTGAAACAGAATTTGAGTTGCCACATTTCTTTGTAGAGTTATCGGATGTAGGTGTTATTAACATAGAAACTATTGGCGATAATATTATAGAGGTTCATTTACGTCCGAGTCCAGACCCGAATTATGATGAGATAGTGCCCGTATTTGCGAATGAATATACAATATTAAGTGATTCAAAATACAAAGACTACAAATGGATTGAGAGTTATGACGATGCGGATGGAGAACTTGATCCGCCTCGTCAGGGATTCTTAGTTAGATAAATAACATATGACGAGTTTACAACACTTGTACAAAACTTGTCGTCTTTTTACAACATATAGGAGAAGATATGAATAAGACTTTAATCGCACTATTTTGTGCTCTACCACTAGCAGCCTCTGCTGCAGATACAGACTGGAAACATGACATGACAGTTAGTGCCGGTGGTGTATCAGTTGGTTATGACCAAGACGGTGGTGAAACCGTTGTGGGGGTAGGCGCAATCAGTTTAAAAAATAGTGATACTGTAGATATTGGTATTGGATATGCCACATCGCTTATGGGCGGTCTATCCGGTTCCGTATCTCTAGATCATCACGCTGATGATGACAACGTAGTCGGCATTGACACATCAATGGATATGTGGGGCATGAGTATTGCACCTTCTGTCGATTGGAATGTAACCGATTCAGAATTTGATGGTGAAATGAAAGTATCTTACGGCCTCGCCGGTATGGATGCAAGTTCCACATTTATGTTTGACATTGATGAAACTGACTACACAGGTTCAGAACTAGCATTTGGTTATGCTTGGCACGTTGCTGAAAACGTAACAATCACACCTAATGTTACTGTACCATTTGACACCGATTGGGAACGCGGAGATGCCATTGCTGGTGTTTCTCTTAACTTATCGTTTTAATAAATAACTTTCGTGGACAACACCGTTGACGATAAAGAAGAAGTTGAACAGGACGCCGGGGCAGTGCCGGCCATCTCCACCAATACTGATGAACTGGAGGGTTGGATGAATAACTTAGAACGTACCCGCAGTATGAATATTGGCCTTACAGGTTACAATACTCAGGGTATGAAAGTTTATCCAGACTCTTGGTACTATACTCAAGATGAATGGAGTAGAAGTATCGGTTGGGGCACAGTTCCCCCAGAAAGAATAAAAGATAATGGGGATGAAACAGGATCGACTGGCAATGGAAATTTATAAGAGGTTTAGTCTGCACAATACAGAAGCCAATGATGACTTCTACCATCAGGAGTATGCGCTAGCAGCGTAGTCCCTGACGGGGTATGGGTACCGCCTTGTTAACCAAAGGACCCATTACTAATATGATCGAAAGCAAAAGTGGTCTCTGCCTCGGACGCCACAAATGATTGAACTGCTGAACCAGAGATAGGCTTGTTCTCCTTATTATTATTATGGCAACAAAAATAACACCTAAAAGATTTACAACTATCATAGAAGATTTGGTTCGTGAAAAACGACTGACCCACCTAGAAGCAATAATCTATTATTGCGAAGAAAACAATTTAGAGGCACATACTTGTACACGATGGATGGATAAAACCATGCGTGAGAAAATTCAGTTTGATGCCGAGGCCCTTAATTACTTACCCAAAACGAGTTCGTTATTTTGAGTCTAATGACACCATTAGAAACTTATCAATCATATCTCGCTCTAAAGTTACATTTTGGTGGCAAGTATGATTACTTTAAGTATGGCGGTAAGACTTCCGCTACGTTATCAGCATTTGAGAAACGCAAAGACAGATTCAAGTTTGTCAAGTTATCTCAGAAGTTGTCCGATCCACAAATACTAGATTACTATCTCGCCAACTTTATTCGTGGCAAAGAATGGATAGGAGACTTTGACCAGAAGAATTGGTTAGAGCATAAAAAAGTAAATCAAAGTTTAGAATATGTTTATGAAAATGATATCGAAAAACTCTTGACAATTACCGAGAATTTTGATATCCTATTTAAAGTGGGTGAAGGAACTCATCCCAAATTGGTGAAGGCGTATCTTGGTAAAAAAATTAGTCTAGAAACATTAGTTATTCTAGAAAAAGTATTACAATACAGACAACAGTTTGACGCAAAGATTAGTGAAACTTATGTCTGGCCTAAGGTTAGTCTTTTAATAAAGAAGTATGAGCCGTTTTTAAAGATAGATGTGAGAGCATTTAGAATGAAAACATTGATTTTAGTTAAGGAGTTGACATTATGACAGAAGTAACAAAAGAGTCATATATTGACGAAGCGAAACGTAGGATCGCACATTTGTCCTACAAGAACGAGCAGTTAGAAGCTCGTGTTCGTAAACTGGAGCAAGACAATGCCGAGCTCCAACGGTGGGGCAACGATATTTGTTTGCCTAAGTTACAGGAACTCAGTGATGAGTTGGCTTCGCGATACAATCAAAAGAAGTATCGCAATAAGAACTGGCGAGGCGAGTTAGGCCGTGCAAGAGAAGAAGGATCAAAAGTATATTGATCTTGTTTCCAAAATTGCTCAAGATGTTCTTCCTGTTAGTAATGCAAGGATCGCATCAGCAATTGTAATTGGCAATACTGTAGTTGGATTGGGTCGTAATTCTTACAAGACTCATCCACTACAGGCCAAGTACGGCAAGACCGAACACACAATACACCTTCATGCAGAAATAGATGCTATCAAGAATAGTTTAAGACGAGTATCTGTAGATGATCTTACCAAAGCAACCATATACATTAGTAGAGTAAAAAAGAGAGATAGAAAACGTGGATTCGTACCTGGACTTTCTGCACCATGCTCTGGCTGTATGGGTGCTATTACAGACTTTGGGCTTAAGCGCATTGTTTATTCTCTGGATGGTGGAGGATTTCAGGTCATAGAATGATTAAACAAATAAAAAATCTCGGTGAGAAAGGTATGGTTTATCGTCGTGGGATGCAGATTGTCCTAGAGAACGAAAATACTGGAGAACACCGAGCAGTCAAAGTTGTTATGCATGACAGCAGACAAGGATGGTTAGCAGAGAGTAACGATGGTGATTGGCAATGGTATCGAATGAATAACGAATACTGGTCAAGTTCACCAGAACATTGGAAATACATAAAGAAGGTAGGAACATGAGAAAATTAGAATATGTTTGGCTTGACGGTTACAAACCCACACAGTCATTGAGAAGTAAGGTAAAGATTGAAAACCATAATGGTTATTTACCAGAATGGTCTTTTGACGGATCATCTACACAACAGGCAACGGGAGACAGTTCTGATTGTATTCTTAGGCCTGTTGCTGAGTACACCACAATAGACCGTATTCGTGCTGATGCTACACGCACGGCGCCCGGTCTAGAAGGTACATATGTAATGTGTGAAGTGATGAGTGCTGATGGTGAACCTCATGAGTCTAATACACGAACAGAATGCCTTGATCTCATTAGTGATGAATGGTGGTTTGGCTTTGAACAAGAATATTTTATGTACAAGGATGGTCGTCCCCTTGGTTGGCCCGCTATAGGCAAACCTAGAGCACAAGGCGACTACTACTGTGGTGTAGGTTCTAACAATGTGATTGGTCGTGAGATTGCTGACCGTCATGCCGAGGCCTGTATGAATGCCAACATTGGTATCACTGGAACAAACGCAGAAGTTGCCCTGGGTCAGTGGGAGTATCAAGTGTTAGGTAGTGGAGTAAGGGCAGCAGATGATCTGTGGATGTCTCGTTACATTCTACAACGTATTGCTGAGAAACATGATGTGGTCATCGTGTATGATCCTAAACCACAGACAGGTGACTGGAACGGTTCTGGTATGCATACCAACTTCTCTAATGCTAGAATGAGAGGTCAAGGTGGTGAGACATACTTCCGCAATGCCTGTGAGATACTTGGCAAACAACATAAAGACGCCATCAAAGAGTATGGTGCTGGTAATGAAAAGAGGTTGACAGGAAAACATGAAACTGCATCAATTAAAAAGTTTAGTTTCGGCGTTAGTGATAGGGGCGCTAGTATCCGCATCCCTGTTCATACTGCTAACAACAATTGGGTAGGTTATCTAGAAGATAGACGACCAGCAGCAAACGCAGACCCCTATCGTGTTATTCGACATATTGTTGATTCACTTTATGACTTTACGGTGAACTGGTAATGACTTGGTGGGTCATAGAAGAAATGTCCGTGACTAGAAAACACTATGTCGTGGAGTCTTATACAGAAGAAGGTGCATTGGGTTTATATAAAAATATAAAACCAGTTGAAGAAGAGCGTATTTCTGATAATGTGTTTACCATACATTCTATCAATTTGTTTGAGTATGAACGAAATTACAAAGACAGAACACAGATGGATTGGGTTGGGTCTAGTATGATACGAAACACAAGATAAATAGTTAATATAGGAGATAAATAGTATTATGGCAGGATTAGTAGTTAGTAAAGCAGGTCAAGGTGGCATTATTATTAATGTGCCGACGCAGTTTGAAACCATAGATCATTTGGCAAAGGTTATCATTGATGATCTTACTGCTGGAGCAGGTTCG